ACGGAATCTCCGGGTGGTAACGGAGAAAACCTAAGCCCCCTCAAAAGGGGACTTCCCACCACCTGACCGAGTGGGTCAGGCCAGGACATCACATACGATGACCTGTGTGCGCTTTGGTGAAACGCACTGGGGAATAGGATTGACAGATTGCTTTGCTTCCAAGCATTGCAGGATCTTGATCCTTATTTAGATTCCGGTCGAAGTCATGCCGGAATCTAGGCGGCGAGGGCCAGTAGCCCACTACTCATGTAGTTGGCAGCAGCCCGTGAGGTGATAGCACCCACAGCGGTCTTGAAGACTCCTTGTGCGGTGTTATTTAGGACATGGGTCCAGCTGGGCCCATACTCCAACATCTTGTCTGCCACCACGTCCGAAGAGATCTTCTTGTTGGAGATATCATCGAACAGGGTGGTGGGAGCTTGTTGAAGTGCAGCAGTCGCCATTGCACCCTCCCTGGGTGCGATGTGACTCTTTGTCTTCCCACGGGCACCAGAACCGATCGCTTCATAGTGGAGAACGTACTCCCATTCAAATGGGAGTGTCGTCCCGGCGGGCATACCCTGACACTCAATCAAAATGAGGAGTGGAGAGTGTGCCTCACCGGTATATGGAGCTGAGTATGGATCGGAGGCATACGTCGTCTCCTGAGGGAGAATCGGTTGCCAAGTGACCACTGTCCATTCCTTGTTGAATGGTGCGGTTTTCACCCGATCAAACATCCTTAGCCGCTCCACCGTGAAGCCGTTGCAGTCGAGATGAGCTGGTTCTTCCAGCGCATAGACGGTACCATTCATGTCGTACTTCCGTCCGGTATACCGGATGCGAATACCACATGCAACGACACGTCCTTGAACGTGACGGTCTGAAAAGTCCGAGCTTGTCAACTCGCTATTGTTGTACACATGTGTACCATTAGCGGTTGCCATCGTCGTACTTCCAGTGGAGGTACCACTGGTAACTTTGGCACAAGTGTCAGTACTTGATAAACAAGTGGCTGCGATCATGCCTCCGAAACCAGTGCTCTCGACGCGTCCAACTCCCCTTGCGAATACCCGCCTCTTGGCGGACATCAGGCAGGGAAGTTGGGGGACACAGGCACCAGAATCGGTGCCAAAAGGGTCCATAACGGTCTTGGTGTAGTGCTTCGCGCATCTCCAGTCCACTGTGGATCGGGGGACGCGAGCGATATTGGCCCTCGGGGCCCGGGCGGCAGGGCGCGACCCTGCCTTCGTGTTCTTCTTCTTCTTGGGATGGCTCTTAACCATTTCGTTTTGTAGCTGTCCTGTTTTGGAGAAACTGGGACAATGTTAATTGGGGTCAAGACCCCAACATTGTTCTAGCACGAATAGAGTCTCCGTGCCGCCCAGACAACCTCTGACCAGAAGACCTCGGGCTCAAGAACCCGAGTTCTCACATATGGGAAGGACCAAATCTCTGTGGGGAAAGTGTTCACGGCTTCGTGAACCACTTCCCCCCCCACCCTCTTAAATTGTCTTTTGGGACAACTGATGGGTGGGTGGGTGCACAGTCGGAACCTCTTGAGTCCGCTGTACCTGCCAACAAGGTTTGGCTTCCTAATCCGGTAATCTGTAACCACCTCCTTCGGGTAGGTTGACAATATAGGTTCCGCTATCTCATTGGGAATTTCCCGTGGATAGCTGGCCTCGTGTTGCCAAACCTCCTTGAATGGTAGGCGGTACCTCTTCTCATCAGGTTCTTGTTCCTGATGTTCAACCCCTATAATTGCATAGGATTTTAGGGGTCCCCACTCACACATAGAAGCACACAAACCTGCCGCAAGGTCGGTTTGGTGTTTCGTGAGTCGGACAAGAGGCGTTGAATCTTCCTTCAATGGAATCTGATCTGCCTTCCAAGGCAGCTCAAATCCCAGACCGCCACGCATGTGTGGCAGGAATAGATTCAGTATACCAGATTTTGTCCAGGTCATAGGTTTCAGAATAGAGCGGTTAAAGCAGAGGAATTGTTTAAGAAACCTCTCTTTGTCTTGTGCACCGCGGATCGAGGAATTGAATTTGTCCCAAAGGGGACTCTTCTGATAGTCAGTACGACCATCAACCTTCGAACCAAGGAGCGACCCACAATTGATCGGAACGAACTTCTTGAAGCTCGCTTGACCACTTGTGGAACCCTCTATCCATAACTCCGAGTCAATGGTGAAAACCCTCGGGTGGAAGTAATTCTTCCCCACGGACTTCTTGAGTCCATATCGGGTGATCACTGACGACCAGAGATCGTAATGACCCCTGGTTGTCTTGAACAGGATATCATCACCATGAATGAGACACGGAACTTCCCAATGTTTGAAAGAGGTTCCGTATTGTTCTTCAAGGCTCTCCCAGTAGGCAACAAAGTTGATAATACAGAGGATGGGAAAGGATAAAACCGATCCCATCAACTGTCCATTAACTTGTTTAACAGGAGGTATACTTGTCCAGACTGGATAGTGAACCTCCTGTTCATACAACTCGGCTCTGTAGAGCCGTTTGCATGCCTCACTGACTTTGTCCTCCGGCAACATTCCTAGGAGTGTTTCCAGGGCAGCCTTGGTGTGATGAATCGAAATGGAGTCCGTCGCAGATTTGTAATCTCCAGAATTCCACCAAAGTGGTTCGGAGTTTCCCTGTCTGCGATGGAAATGTTCACACTCACGGTTCAACCGACCAATTAATCTTGAGTCGGTATTGGCCTTATTGAGTGTGAATTGCCATAGGCCGTTCAGACAATCGGCCATCTCTCTTTGGAGAGATTGACTTAGCCACTTTCTGTGGCATGGTCCCTTGGTAATTGTGCGGAGCTTTATTGGCTCAACACAGCCCTCAACCATAACTCGACGATTCTTGTAATCGTCATCCCGGTAGAGGAGCATCACCTCTTCCCAACAGGGGGAATAATTCCTCCAAGAGAGATAAAGTTGTCCTGATGGACTCACTCTCTTTTCGGCGACGGTGGGCTCCCTTGCCATGGCAATCGCATATGGCGACCACTCGGGAGATGGCCAGGCCCAGAAAGGATCAATTTCCTCCCCGGGCCTGCCGAAAAACGCATCAATCACGCCTCTGTCGGCCAGCATCCTTTTGATTTGCTGGTTGACAATGTAGGTTTGAACGACACGTTCTCGGTTGTCAAAGACCTCATTGACAAGATAGGCATATTTATTGCCTCCGCCCTCGCCCCTCGTCCACTCTAGGGTGGCCGCGGGTCCGGGTGGTTTGAAGAGTACCGGTTTATACCGGGACCATCGACCGTCAACGTTTTCTTTCCGTTTACGGTTGAAATGGTCACCCCAATGGCCATGAGACCAAACCTCCTGATACTTCTTGAAAACTGAAGGATCGGGAGATTCATTCACAAGGCACGGGGTGCTCATTGTCACTCGATGTTCCTTGAAGGCATCGAGAATGAAGTCTTTGGATATGGGCTGGCACGCCTTCTTAACCCCCTGAAGGAGGTTGAAGGCATTTCGGTAGTTTCTGACATCTCGGGTGCTAGGTAAACACCTTTGATGCATGAACCTCCGAAACTTACCACTGAAGAAGACTGGTGTCCTGATCCCATTGGGGGTGGGAGGGAGCTCCTCCCCCAGGATCTGAGACATTGGACCATTTGTGTGATACTTGATCCATTTGACCTGTTGACTCTTTTCCTTGTCATACAGGTGTCTGAATGGTGTAGTAGCGGTGTGGAAGTCGAACATCCTTGCCTTTGGGTAAGAATCTTCAATAACACACAGGTATCCACAGCAGAAACTGGCTGCGGACCGCCACATCTCCACGTCCCCATTTATGGGGACGAGGATGACTTCTGAGTAATTGAGCCCCTTAGGTAATGGTATCTCGTCATTACCCGGCTCTCTTGGAAGCGGCTGAGTCTTTACAGAACCCAGCTTCGTTGTTACCCTCTCCAGGGAAACACACTCGAGAACATTTCTCGGCAACTTTTGGAGCCAATCAAAGTTCTCTTTCGTGTTTGCAACGAAAGCATGACAGCCTTCCGACAGTTTCTCGGGAGTCTGTCCTCCGTGTCGATACCCCAACGGCTGTTGGTGGTATCTTGCGGAGTCTGTCCACTGACCAATGTGGAATTGGGCAGAAATCCTATTCAGAGCATGAAGTGCGTTCACGTCGTTAGTTCGGGGTGGTGACATCCCCTGGCGTGACTTCATTTCGAGACTCTGGCAGAACCCCCT